GGATATAGCACCATACTGAAATGCAAGTCCACGAATGTTGGAAGAATAGTAAACATAGCTTACTAATCTTTCACCATACTTGGAGACTCCATAGAGCCCAGAACCATACTTTGCCATAATCTAATAGTTTACATTCCTGAGAGTAAGAAAGGGTGTAGGGGGTTTGCGTTTGCTGCTGTAGTTGCGGCATTTGCTGATGCGGATGCTGCAGCTACTGTGGCTGAAAGGGCGTTATACTCGGTGCTGTTTACATAAAGCACGTTGTAAGTGCCTACTTTAGGTATACCAAGATAGTCTACAGCAAAACCCAATACTCCTGAGCTATTTTTAAAAGTAATCTGGTTGCTTAGGTTACCTGAAGCCGGCTGAATGGCCAATCCAATAGATGAGCCTGCAGACGTGATTGTAGATCCGCCTGTTGTAGAAACAAAGCTGCCTGAACCGGTTCCGTTAATCAAACCTGTTTCAATATTGGCTATACGAGCACTAAGGCTTGTCCAAGTAGTTGTTTGAGCAAAAGAGCCGCTATAGCTTGATGTCAGAAGAGAGGTTCCAAGTGTTGTCTCTACTGCACGTACCTCATCTTGTAGAGAGTTTACGTGATCTGCCAAGATTGTGTCTTGGATATCAACTTTAGCCGTAAATTGGCGAACTGTTGAGGGATATGTAGCTGTCATGGCGTCTCCTATAGGGCAATTCCACCAGAAACGGTGAAGTTGATGTTAGATGTTAATAGGTATGGAATTTGATTTGGGCTAAGAACAAGAGAAGTGGTTGAACCGCTTCCATCAATATTTAGTTGTGTTACATTGACCGAAGCTACGCCCGGAACTACAGCCAAAGCAGAAATTACTGCTGACAAAGGTACAGATCGACCAAAATCATTATTAACATATGCAAATAGCCCAGTTGCTGAGTCTAATAAGGCTTTATAAAGAGCAAGCTTTACTGTGCTCTGTCGGTAAGTAGCCCCAATAGAAACAGAAGCGCTTACATATACAGGAACATAGACTGGAGGCAAAACAGTTAACGTAACTCCTACAGGTATTTTTGTAGAAAGGTTGCTTGATACATTTCCGGCAAGGGTATTCCAGGCATTTGTTGGCACACCAGACACAAGGCCGGGGGTAGTACTTCCATCATCTTGAGGTTGTACATAAAGGTTTACAGAGCTATAAACTGCGGCAGAAGCATTTGCGCGGCCAACAAGGAACACCTGCTCCGCCAAATAACCGTAGTCTGCAAGAGTAACTGCTCGTTTTCTAGAGACAATGCTTGCTTTAATTTTTTTCTTTAACTGATCAGAGCCGTCAGCAGGCGCCCCGCCTACAGCAGCTGCGGGATTTGTAACACTAAAGAAAGTTAACGCTTCAGGATCTACGTTTCCAGGAATAAATGTTAATTCAGTAATCGCTCCGGAAATGATATTTCCGTACTCTCCAACGCTAGTTTTATAGCTAGCACTTAATAGCTGTCCTGAAGGTGGAATATAGCCATTAACTCCATCTCCAAATACTATTGTTAAGGTTCCGTTAGAATTTTGTTTTGTAGTAAATACAAGGTCATTAGGACCATACTCCAATAGGGTGTCTACGTAAGTCCAAGGAGTAAATGCCACACCCTGCCCAACATAAACAATCAAAGACGAGTCTACAATGCTTTCATCTAAGATTAAAATATTTTGATTTGGGGTGCCGTCAGAACTACCAATGTTTGCCGGTAGCGCTTGGTGGTATGTCGTGTCGATAAAGTCTTCTCTGTCAGTATTTACAGTCTTTCCTTCTGTAGCAGTAATAGATATATTCTGCCCAGGCTGAATTGCTGTGTAGCCCACGGTTGTTTCAAAATAAGCCTGTGTATAGGGACCATAAGTTAGGGGAGCCATAACCTGGGTTCCTACCGGTAGATCTACTGCGCTAGTACTAATGTTGGTAAATTGAACAGAGACCGTTGCTGGGGTTGGGCCCGACGGTTTAAATCCATACAAGTTTGCAAATCCAAGTAGTGTGTCTGTCAACACGGCAGTATCAACAGCGGTCTCGTTAGCAACTCTATCTGTATAGTAGGACATGATGTCCCCCATATAGGCAAAAGCTTCAAGAAGAACGTTTCCTAAGTCTGACTGGTCAGTTGGTTTCCAAGAATTTCCTGTGTTGTAGGACACAAGATTAATAAGATCTGCTTTTAGAGACGCGTAATCTCTAGACGTGTAGTCAATCTGAATTTCACTCATTATAGTCTTGTAACCGTCCCGTCGTTCATGAATATTGCCGTTGTAACATTTAAAGAAGTGCTGATATTTCCAGGCACTGTTATAAGAATACTTACGTCAGATTGCCCAGAATCATTTGGATTTGAAACTACAATATCGTGTATCTTAATATCTGGAAGCCAACGTTCTGTGGCAGATCTAATTGCCTCATCTATAGCCTTCTTATAGGTAGTTCTATTGCCACCACTTACGATAAATTCGTTTTCAAAAAATGCTTGAGAAAAGTCAACCCCATACCCAGGGTTCATTGGTCTTTGACCAACATTTGTTGATAAAAGGGTTAAAAGCCTATCTTCGTATATTTTTGCTGGATTATCGGTAGTATTAACCACCCCAATAGTATCTAGAGTAAAAGGGTATGAGATATAGCTCATGGCCTAACTCCAATCCATACAGGGTACTCAGGGTCTCCGGCTACAAACATAACCCAAACTTCTTGACCAACTCTAGGGATAATTCTATGGGGTGTATGCTCATCTGTCGTGTTAGTCTCTTGGGAATCATTCCATAGCTCAGTCGAATTAAAGCCTGTTTTATGAGCATGCTTTAATGTCCCCGCCCCAGATTTAGCAACCACCGTTAATGCCGGAATATTTACCGTTACAGTACCTCCTTGAGGATCCCCGCCAGATGCGCTAGATTCGCTAGTAGTTAGCAGCGCAGCCACTTCAGAAGCTAAGTGCTCCTTGTGGTCAGGGTGGTTTGAATTTGAGGTTATAGGCAAGCAAGCCTCGGCCCAGTTAGTTTTTGATGTTCCAAATGGCTGGTCAACAGTCACTTTAATTCTGCTCTTTTTAAGGGGGTCGTTAATATCGATTACTTTTCCAGAATAAATTCCCCAAAACCTATGACGACCTAGCGGGTCAATACCGTAATCAATTTCAGTATTTTTCACTCTACCACCTTGTTTCCTTTAGATGCTTTCCACTGTGCGGTTCTTTTTGGTGTTGCGGCAGTAGGTGGGTATACAGCGTAAGGGTTTGTAGTTATGTTTGAAATAAACGATGCTTTTGGAGTTACCTTTGGTCCACGAACATCTGTTCCCGCAGACGGAAGGCTAGAGTCATTAGGTGACACACTATATTCTTGCAACATAGAGTCATTAGTAACTAAGCTTTGGTTATTAAGCTCAGAGTCTACGTCTCTATACGCAACAGCAGTAGACGCATTTGGGTTTGTTTCACCAATTATGTCCGTACCGACAAGCACGTCTAACATGTAATAACCTGATTTTCCACCAAATCTGTGGGTAACACTTATTACTGTCCAATAACCGGACATTCCATTAGGAAGATTATCTAAGTATATAGGATCATATGGCCTAATATCCGCATTTCCTGCAAGGACACAATGCGCCATATATTGGTACCTATGATTTTTTCCTTGAGCCTCAGCAATTAATTTTGCATCATTTGAGTTTGTTGCTACCTCAAAAGGAAAATGTTTTTTATATACTGCTTTTGTATTTTTAGAAAAACTTTGAGTCATTTTTTAAAGTAATCCTTACTAGGCTTTACAGCACCTTTTGCCGAAGCAGAAGACTTTGCATTTGTGTGTGTAGTCTTGATTGCCTTGCCTTTAGGATTGCTACTAGAGGTAGCTCTGCCCGTTACTACTCTGTCTACATTTGACCCTGTTTCTGGAGAAGCGTTGGAGACAATAGGGTTAAACTCTACTATACTTCCTAAGTTTCTGAGTTCACGAGTAACTACTCCACCATTAGCGTTATCCGCTAATACAAAATAAGGTGCACTAGTTTTTTTAGAGTTAGTTATCTTATCTTTTGAGCAAAAAGTAATAGTGGTATTTTCCGCTCTTAAAGCATTACCGGTCTGTAGGGCTAACGAACGAAATAGTTGCCAATAACTTTGGCCGCTGTGTACAATGGCATTTCTTACTCTAGGGTCTCTTTGAGTAACTGCAGAAAGTCCAAAACTTGCGCAAACTTGAGATATAACTTGATCCGCAGTAGTCTTTGTATAAACTTTTTGAGCACTTTCTTTTAAAATGCTAGAAGCTGATACGCACTCTACAATTGTTTCTGTAGTTCCAGTGGTACCAGTAATCTGCCTAATAGCGTGGACGTAACCATGGAATTTATAGGTTGTTTTATCTGATCTATAGGTAATTTCTACAGGATCATTATACTGAACTTGAGACTCTAGTTTATAGGGTTTTCCCTTAAAATAGATAGACGCAAAATCATGAGCAGCCTGTTTTTGATCAATTTCAAGCATAATCGGAATTAACTCTAAACCGGGTGTTTTTGAAAAACTTACAGAAAAGCTAGCCCCGTATACGTTAGACCCCCAAATAAAGGGGCGTACGGAATTTCTATAATCCATTTGGAATCCTAATCACAGTTCCAGGATCTATGCTAAATGGGTCAATTATTTCTGGATTAATGTCCATAATTTCCCACCAGTATTTAGACCCACCCAAGTAGGTATTAGCAAGGTTTGCTAAAGTATCTCCATATTTCCAGGTATGTTCTACGTACTTAACGGTCATTTTTTCAGGCCATTTTCTGTACACAGTAATTTGATATGTCCCCGAATGTTCATAGGAGACTTGAGCTAAAGTCCCGTCATTATATCTAGATACTCTTTCAATAGCCATTATTTTGTTGTACCGCCATTTCCAGTAGCAAGATCTTTCACAAAAGTAAGCCCAGCCGCAGTAGCATAGCTTTGTACTGCCGCATCCGTGGATTGGCTTGAAGTTCCAAAGATAGCCGGATAACGAAGGAAGGTTATATCCACGGTAGACAAGATAGGGATCATTGTTGGGGTAAACATGGCGTGGTTTACGGAAATAGACGCTACTGATCCATAAAATTTCATGTTGTCATTGATATGCAACCATACGGGAAGCATCTTTAAGATACCTATATCTGAACTTAATCCGTTGTACGAAAGCATTGGGTTCTTTATAGTTTTATCCGGAGAACCGTTGCAAGCCCTGTACAAAAATTCAATATCATATTCGGTTCCGCGATTTAAGATTCCTTCAACCGCTTCTTTACCTAAAACTGTAGGGTAGCCTTTTGATGGGTCTTTAGCTAACTGTGTCATATCAACTATTCTATTTAAGTATAGTTGAAAGGTTACTTGAAGATTTCCACCGATCAGTGCAGCAGGATCAGCATTAGAAAGAGTCCAGTCTACAGTCGTATTTCCCTGATTATTATATTGGATAGTTGTAGGGTTATACGTAAACTTAAAGCCCCAAGGTTTTGAATCCCCCTTAGGGTTTGCAATCTGAGCTGAGTTTGCATCCTGAATAATACGTCCAGGAACCCCATAATAATTAGTTGGGTCGACTTGTACGTACGCCTCATTTATAAACTTTTCACTGCTTTCAGCTGGCGCCTCTACTTTTCGGGTAAGAGCTTGAAACTTAAACCCTCTGGAAGGGCTCCTAGTTATGTTATGCGGATCCGGATTCCAGCGTATATCGGATGTAGGCTCTACTTGAGCAGAGGCTTTATAAGTGGTTGTGCCTTGACCGGTAACGGGGGTTTTTATAGAGGTATTCTTTTTGCTATCAACCGCGTCAATTAGTACGCCTTGACCAGCTAATTTACCTGCTTTTCCGCTACCTAAATTTTCTTTTTTGATCAAGGTTCCTGTAGAACCGGGGTTATAGTAGTAAGCGGTATAACTTGGTTCAAGAGGCGGTTTAACTGTTTCTACAATTGCTACCCACCATTTATTTACAGCATCGTATTGCGCCTGAGATAGGTTTGGTTTATATTGAGGCTGCAAGTTTGGGTTTAATAGCTTTATCAAAGCAAGGGGTGCTGGATCTTCCTTTGCGGCTGCAGTTACCGTAATTGATTGCAAAGTTGTTGGGGGAGTAGATAATACCGCTCCAGTAGGGTATGGAACTCCTACCCCAAGCCCATTCCACTCATCTTGGCTAAATGGTTGAAAGCTTACTTGAGTAGTTACATTGTTTACGTTTACTTTTACATCAAATGCCGGATTAACTAAAAATTTTTTAGAGCCAGTATTTGCAATTACAGTCTGCCAGTTATGCTCAGGCATAGGCTGCGGCAATAAGTTGGCACGAAAAATATTCCCATTAACAGTTTCAACCTGCGAAAAATATTTAGAAAATTTTGAAGGCAGGCTTACGGTAACAACATTGTTATCTAATAGGGTTTTTGTACCGCCTGAAAGAGAGTATACCTGTATGACCCAACGGCAGGCTGTTCTAGCCCCTGTACCTACTAGGGTTTCTGATAGTCTATTTGCATTTATAGCGGTGTTTGCTGTTAACAAGGTGCACCAATTTTTGTTGATTTCCTGTTGCAAATAAGCGTTGTAGTAGTATGTGGTTGCCATTAGTAAAGAGTTACCTCATGCTTGCGTAGGGCGTGTTCTAATTTCTTTTCTAAATGACGGAACATTTGCTCAGCCTCTGCTACACCTGACTTTGCAATATTAACGTGCATATCTAATTTTATATGTACGTTTTTATTTGGGTGCGCATCTCTTGCGGGGTTAGTGGACAAAGAAGACATGCCACTAGAACCACCCATACCAGACTCGGTACGCTGTGCGTCGTCAATGTACTTTAGGAATGCTCCGCTATTGTAGGTAGACCAAGGTTTCCAGTTTGTTCCTCCGTGGCTAATGTTATAAGCCGCTTGAGCATTATAATTAGCGTCTGAAAGCCTTGAGGCATCTCTATTAGGATTATTGTATGATTTCCAGTCTTTTAGGGATCGAATCTGGAACATACCAATACTTGGCCCCCATTTTTTGCTTTGAAGATTTAAATCACCTGGACGATCCATACGACCGCCAGATTCGGCTAAAGCAACAGCAAATGCAGTTTCTAAGGCTTTTCCCTTAAAGCCTGCCTGCTGAAGGATACGCATCATCCCGGCTCTACTTCCGCCAGCCATGCGTCCGGGGCTTTCATCTTTTCCTGCATTGTATGCATTATTTATAACAGATGTGGCGTCCCCATTTAGGTTCATGCTTTTAGACGGATGACTATTAAGCCATTTTTCGATGTCCTTATATCCCACAGACCTTCCGTGGTTTAGGTCACCGTTTAATATAGAACTTAAACTTGCGCTGCTTAATCCCGATGGGTCTACACCTGGTTTTGAATTCTGTACATTACGGAATGGATTGGTGACTGGGTTCTTAGTATTTCCACCTGTAAGCCAACCAACAGCATTCTTTGCCATATTAATGCCATCTTTAAATAAGTTGGTCAAGAAATTTCCAGCTTTTCCAAAGAAGCTAGCGGGGTTTACCGCTTTTCCGTTTTGAAGTACTTCATTGTGTAGGTGTGGTCCAGTAGAGTTACCCGCTCCTGCAGCACCCTTTTTACCACCAGACTTACCAATTACTTCTCCACGCTTTACTCTTTGACCCTTACGAACTAATACTTTACTTAAGTGAGCGTAACGAGTAGAGACAGCGCCGTGATCGATAGTTACGTAGTTTCCATAACCCGCTTTATCGTTTCCAACGTAGCTTACAATACCATCTGCCATAGCAGTGATATTTGTTCCTACTGGAGTTTTATAGTCAATTCCATGGTGGAATCCAGGCTTAACGCCTTCCCCACCTTTACGGTTACCGTAAGGAGAGCTAATTGCGGTTCCTGCAGGAACAGCCAAAGCTAATCCTTGAGAAGAACCGCTAGGAGACCCAGTATTACCGTTACCTCCGGAGCCATCGCTACTACCTCCTTGGCCGCCAGCCATCAATGACTGAATAAGTCCAAGACCTGTTCCAAGAACCGCACCAATTCCAGTTCCAATTCCTGGAGCAATCATAGTTCCAATTGCAGCTCCAGAAGCAGCGCCTGTTCCCATAGATGCAGCCATGTTTCCATATTTAACTATATTGCTGCCTTGATGCTTATTACCATAAGTTGCGTTTAATCCAGCTTGAAGTAGTGTAGCTATCAGTGCAGTTCCGCCAAGTTTAAGCCCTGTACTTCCTCGTAGAGCTGCAAGTCTTGATTGACCGGCTGCCATAGATTCAGCTGTACTTCCTCCGGCTGCAAATTTACCGACACCCATCACTCTACCCATAATTGCGGCATTCATAGCTTGACCAGCAAATCCTGTTGCCATGCTTCCTATACCGGAAAGTGTTCCACCCATATTTCCAGCTTGTGGGAAAGTCTGTAGTGTACCTTTTAGGCTCATTAGGCCGTAAGTAACTGGTGCTACAGCGGAAGCTAAATCAGCAAATGCACGATTAAGGCCACCAACTGTGTTTAAAGAAACGTTATATCCGTTTACTAAACCTGCTTGGGTTGATGCGAGAGCCATGTTCTCGCCTTTTGCAAAATTAAAGTTAGATCTAATTGGGGAGTTGCCTTCTACACCCATGATATTTAAGGCTTGATTAGAGCTTCCCAAATCTTTTTTACTTAACGCGCTGCCCTTTTTAGCACGTGCAATGACTGCCATAGAGATTGTTTGCATGAGGTTTGTATCCCCACCACAAACAATCATCAATGTTTGATAACCCTTAGAATTAGGGTTCAATAGCATTGCCGCTTGCTCGGGAGTAATGCTTCTTCCACCGTAAAGCATGTTATAAACAGAGTTAACAATCTGGTTTATAGGAAGAAGATTTCCTTGATTATCACGAATTCTTACGCCAGCTCTTAAGAAGCCCATACCGTTAATTCCAGCAAGGCTAGAGGCTACCTGTTCATTAGTGCCGCCGGTCATTGCGCTGAGCCCGCCGAGGCTTGACATGATGCTCTTAGAGCTCAACGATCCTGCAGAATAACCGCCCTGATAAAACAGGTTAGCGGCAGCAGCAGTTGGTCCACCGGCGCTTGTAGCGCCCTGTACAAGGCGATTAGACTGGCCAATAACCTGGCTTGCCTTCATACCACTAAGACCCGCTACGGAGTCCGCATACATCCTTTGAGCGACCGCTGACATGGTATTTGGAGCCATGCTCATGCCGATAGATCCGGCAACCATAGCTCCGCCTACTGCGAGTTCTTTGTTGCTAAATTGCCCCAGTGCACTTCGGAAAGGCATTGTGCCTAGGCCAAGTTTTCCTCCGCCAGGCCGATTTCCGCCCATGGCATTAGCGGCGTCTGTAAAGTTTTTCTTTACGCCCTCAGAGCTTTTTTCAACATCCCCCATATCTTTTTTGATGCGGGCAACTTCTCGTTCCACACTTCGGAACATTGCCTCTTCATCATCTGGGGAGATGAGATTTTGACCTGCCATAGTTAATCACCGCCTTACCTAATACGTAGTATCCACATTGTTCTCTCACGGAAAGAGAACGATCTTATGTCCTGCAATGTCCAGCCTGGGTAGGCTTTTGATAGCAGCTCATAGCTCTCGATTAAGAGTTCGTAACTTAACTCACTCTTGAAACAATTCCGCTAATGTAAGCGGAAGCGGTACCTCCGAGCCGCAAGAACTGCAAGTCTTTGCGATTTCACCGAGTTGTGGACCAGGGTTGCGGTCTGTTATAGCCTTAAGTATATCCCTACGATCCTTGATTCCGAGGTCTTTAATCGCCTGGGGATTCATGACTGGGATGCCGTTTATGCTAGTAATACAGCCGTTTAGAAGGATTGTGTCTAGCTCAGCGGAATTCTTATTTGTAGCATTTACTAGTGCTTTTTGTACAGCCCCGCTTGGTAACGAAACGTCTACAACCCCCACCTTACACTTCAAGGTAAAGTGTCGATCATTTTCGTCTAGCTCCTTGACTTCTACATCTTCAGTAAGATTGATTGTAAAAGTCTGTTCTGTAGAGCAGGTGGGGCATAGTCCTGGACCAACCTGTGTTTCTTCTCCAAAGGTTATCTTACGAATTGCTAGGAGCAGCATCTCACGGTCTCCAGCCAATAGCATGTCTAGAGATTCCTTATTAGCGGGTTTATCTCCAACAGTTACTACAGCTCGCTCAAGAATTGCTAGCAAAGACTTGCCAGGATCTGCAATCCTTGCGATAGCCTCCTCGTCAGCTCCAGTAAGTTCTCTTACCGTTGCGGTTTTAATTAAACCCTCAAATGGGTCATTAATACCGCCCGGCAAGAGAACTTCACTGTCAGCTGGAAGAGCTACCGGAGCGGGTGCAACGGTAGTCTTCTCTGAATCTGATAAAGCTTTTTCTACGAGTTGATTAGCGACGTCAGGTGAGTCTGACGCTTTTACGACCTGTTCTGTTTCCATTTTGTATACCTATTCTTTATTATTAAGCTGTGAATGTTCCGGCAGTTGTTCCATAATCATTTGCCATGATGACATCAAAGCCCTCATGAACAATTGTCATTTCTTCAACCATAAGTGTGCTTTGTCCTGCGTCTAGGCTGCTATAGCCAAGGTTAGCAATCCAAGCATTATACACTCTAAAGCGCATAGAGACGTGCTGGCTATCATCGTTATCCGCTGAAACAGTGTTAGTAGCCTTTGAGGCTGCGCCCTTTGGGTTTGGGTGGCTTAATACCGCAATATCCAAAGTACAGCGGAAGTCTGCCCCTACGCCTGAAGCCGCTCCAGTTGATAGAACTGAAAATAAGCGCTTCATCCACTGCTGGTTTGCTGTTTGACCTAGCATCAACCCATGTGAAAGGGTGATTGGGGTAAACGAAGATTGTCCTGGAATCTGATGGACATTAGTGTTATATCCGCCTTCACGGTAAGCAATAGGCTCTGTTGAGACGCTTAATCCTGAAAGAGATACAAATCCCATAGTATTCCACTTAGTGGTTTCCCAAGTAGTGGAGTCGCTAGGAGTATTTGGTGTAAATTTTACAAGAAACTTAAACGTACGGATTGGATCCGTAGCTAAACCTCTTTTAATATTATCGATTGATAGTGCCATTATTCATATCTCCTTAGATACTAGCGTTTCCTGTAAGTTGGCCGATCTTGATGATTACAAATTCGGCTGGATACTCAAGAGCAACGCCAACTTCGATATTAACTTTTCCAGACATAATATCTGCCATAGAATTGTTAGTTGAGTTACACTTTACGTAGTAAGCATCAGTAGGTTTGTTTCCACGCAAACCTCCTGCTTGCCAATAAGAACCTAAAAATGTTCCAATTGCAATGCTGATTTGATTCCATAGATTAGAATCATTATTTTCAAAGATAGCAAATGATGTGCGATCCTTAATTTCTTTTTCAATATAGGTAAGAGAACGACGTACGTTAATGTAGCGTGCTCCTGCTGTATTTTTAAGAGTACGTGCACCCATGATAACAATTCCTGCACCAGGTACATTACGAATTGCGTTGATTGGGTATGTAGCTGAGTTAACAGTGTCAAGTTCAGAGTTAGTAAACTGCTTGTCTGTAGAAACTGCTAATGCGATTTGATTTTGCAATCCTGCTGGAGCCTTAAATACACCACGAGACGCGTCTGTTGCAAGGTACTGACCTACAACCGCTGCTCCTGGAGCTTGAAGGCGTGTAGAACCAGGTGTTGCTTTCAAAGCATCTGGAATAAGTGTCCAAGGATAGTAAAACGCTGCAACTCCACCATCAGATGAAGCAGCAAAACCGGCTACCGTATCTGAAACAAAAGTCTGGGCTTCAGAAACTGCTAATCCTTGAGGGGTATCTAGAACCGCAAAAGCATCTCCACGACTTTGGCAGTAAGCTACCAAGTCTGCGTTAATACCTACAGCATTGGTACGGTCTGTACCTGAACCTGTTGATACGTTGTAGTAGTAAGCTGCATCTGGGTTGTTGAATACAAGCGGGCTCTGAATTGAATCAAAAGTAGTCAAAGCAGTAACGTAATTGCTACGAGTTGGTGTTGCACCATTTGCTCCAGCGGTTGTTGAACCTAGAGCATATAGTGTAGAGCCTATTGTAGGCATATTTGTTGGCGCAACAGACGCAGAGTTCTGGTTAGCAACAAAAATAAATGAAGACTGGGTATTAATTACAGAAACAAAATAACGTGGATCTGTTGAATCCATGCTTAGATCTGTATAGGTTTCAAGCAAGTTTGAGGTAGAGTTACCAGCAATTGTTGGAGCTCCGTAAACTGAGATACCAAAACGTGTTGATACGCCCGCAGCATTAACCTGAACAGCTAGGCTGTTTCCCCAGATTCCTGGGTTAGCAGCTGCAACTGAGATAGTGTTTAGGTGGCTTGAAGATGAGTCTGTTAGAATTACTGAAGCAGTAGCATATCCTGAGCCAACAACGCGCTTGACATAAAGGTCACGGCCGCCATTAGCAAAGAAGTTATATGCTGCCCATGTTGTTGGGTACGCGTCTTCTAGTGATCCAAAAAGCTTTACAAACTGTGACCAAGAGCGTACCAATACTGGTGCTGCTGTGGTTCCCTTAGCTAAAGAACCTACGAACGCACCAATAGCATTGGTATCATCTGCAAGATCAATCGTTTGTGGAAGTTCTACTTCTTGGATAAAGACGCCTGGTCTACTATAAGTAGGCATTCGATTTTCTCCTTAATTGGGTTGGGTTATTATCTAGGGGATCCATATTATTTGACTTGTGTTCCTTGTTGCGTAAGCAACGTATTGTATAGGCTTTCGCTAGCGGGTACCTGATTGATAGGGTCACTAACCTTGCGAGTAATGACTCTTTCGGTAACTGGGTATTCCACGGTATCAAATGGAAGTCTGAATAGTTCAGAAGTCAATCTGATAGAAAAGACATTCATGAATAGGCGCTTGTCCGCTTCAGTCGTATCTCTTTTTGAAAACCCTAATGTTTCCAGGCGACGCCATGTGTTGTCTTCTGGTACGTAGAGTTGTCCAAATCTAACTGGTAGTTTTGTTGGTAAAAAAAGTTGGGCTAACATTTGACGATCGTGGCGAGGTTGTCGACTAAATGTAGTTACCTGGTAGTCAAGATTGATGGGCATAGGATAAGGCTGCTTTAAGCTAGAGACTCCATCCCAACCTTCCGGTGCATAAGGTACTACTATATTTCCAGACTGAACTCGTTCGGTAGCTTCGTAGATACCGATTAAATCTAAAGTTATATATGGATAGGATTGCTGACGAATTTCTTTGTCAGGTTGCCCATAAAATACTGCTACAGGGCGGGCAGCATTACCTGCATCCGCTACGGTCATTCCAGAAAGCAAAGACTTGAGTGCAGCCTCTTCATTTAATAAAAATGGCATTAGTTACCCACCGTCCCCGCCATAAAATTTCGAATTACAGGTGAGGGAGGAGTATCTTCTGTCCCGTATTCCTGGGTCAGGATTTTATGCTCTAAATGCTTTGGATAGCCAACAATGTAATGACCCTCATGATTAACTTTAATAGTTAAAGCATGGGCAAGTTCCTCCGGCCAACCTGAGGTAATTGCCTCAAGGCGAAGGTCTGTTGTACGGTGCTTGGCTTTTTGAAGTAAGTGGTGGTGAAGCCGTCTGCTTAATGCGCTCTGTATACTAGCCATTTTTGCGAAGAGCTTTCGAGAGTAAATATCCAGCTACTAATCCTGCTGCGACTTTACGATTGCCATCTTTATTTAGATTGGCAACTCCTCGAACAAACTCTTCACGGTCGGCTTCGGACTCAGCCCGATTCAACCGGTTGACTAAAAAGATCATAATTCCTCCATAGGAAGGCGCAAGGTAAAGCAGCAGGGTTCCGGATTTCTCCGGCGTCATGTATAAGGGTAAACGAAAAAGCCCCCTTTCGGGGGCTAAGTCGTTACTTCTTCTTGGCCTTCTTCTTAACCTTTTTAGCTAATGCCTTATCCATCTTGGCATCTTCCTTAGGTGATGGCTTCTTCTTATCCATCTTCTTATCAGCCTTTTCAAAAGCCGCTTTTTCTTTAGGACTCATGCCCTTTTCAAGCTTTGAATCTTGCTTTTTATCACGAGCTGCAGCACAGGTCGCGCAAGAGCACTTGCAACCCTTTGCTGGCTTACCGGCTTTGCAGCCACAACCACATTTAGCACACATTACTTAGGTTCTCCAAATCGTCTAAATTGTTTTGATACTGGTGGGGTCGGAGCACCTTTGCCGGTCTTGCGAGCCGCAGGAGGTGTCACGTAATTTCTAGTTTCAGAAGGGGCTCCGGTTCCGCTTTTTCTTTTAATTTGCGGACCAACTACTTTTTCTTGGGCCATTACTTCTTCTTTTTCTTTCCACGAAGCATTGCAAAATCAGCACCATCTAGCTTGCCGTTCTTGTTCATATCAAGCTTGCTCTGCTTACCTGTCATCTTCTTAGCAGGGGCTTTCTTAGCTGCCTTCTTAGCTGCCTTCTTAGCTGTCTTCTTACCGCATCCGCATGTAGCGCACATTATTCTTGCTCCTCTTCGTGAGTCTCTGATAGGGCTTCAGCTGACTTTTCTGCAGCCTCAATCTCTTCTAGTCTTGCATTTTCAAGCTCTAGGTCTGGTCCTGGGGTGATGTCAAAATGAGCTACGGCGTCTTCTGACTCGGTAGCTGCATCTACTGGAAGTTCTGTCATTTGGATCCTGTCTTCTTATGAGGGTGGGTCTTGTGGTAGGCCTTGGTTGCCTTTACACCAGACTTAATAGTCTTAGCCCCAGCTACCTTAGTGAGGTTAATCTTATCCCATTTAGGGTCGTTTTTACCGGCATGGTCAACTATAACCTCACCCTTTTTATTCTTCTTGACAACGTGGGTTTTACCCGTAACCTTAATTTTAGCCATTATGGGACCAAATATTGTCCGGAGATATACATATAACCGGATGTGGTTAGGGTTACTGGGTTTGTTCCAGTCAACAGATCGTCATAAGCATATGAGCTACTACCATTGGTATTTGCCGTATGGTACAGCACTACAGAAGTTGTCCCGGGGGCAGCATCGGCCGCAATGCTATAGTGCGTAGATCCTTGATGTATTGAGCTATTTCTAAAAAAATAGTTGTTATCTGGAGCAAATGGTAGGGTGAGGCTATACTGCCCTGTACCAAAGTTTGTTACTGTAGAGAACAAAACTTTTATATTAAAAAATATATACTTCCCAAATTGAATGTATTCACCAGTAGCCGGGGTACCTGTAAAGGCCAAACCTGTTCCCGTCCAAACAGGGGAATAAGTTTGAACCGATGTTGAAGGTCCTGCTGGACCTGTTGCTCCTGTTGGTCCGGCAGGCCCTACATTCTGGCTATTATCGTATGCAATACCCATGGTTATCGTTGAATCGTAATAGTAGCGACTTTTGAATTGGCAACAGAAGAAACTCCGTATACGTCCATAGATGCACTTAATTGATCTAAGGTTGCTACTGCTCCAGGAACTAACTTCATTCCATAAGATGTAGAGGAGACAGTTGCGTCCCCAACATAAACAATTGCAGTTGCATCAATGTTTTGAATTGATACGCTTACAGAGCTAGATGTAGTCTCTTCAACTCCAGCAATTGTCAGCACTGCAGGGGTTGACGTAGATAGGGTTACTTGTCCATGATATAGGGATGCCATTATCAAACTTTCTTAAGAGCTGGGTTCTTGCGCTTAGCCGCTTTAGAGGCACCGCGTGAAGAAGCAGCTAGAATTGCTCCAGCAGCTTTCTTAGATACGCCTTCTTTTTTAGCAATCTTATTTTGAACAGCTTCAAAACCAGGATGCTTCTTACTTGCTTTCTTTGCAGCCACTGTTACTCCTTAATAAGTACTTTCATCAAATGAGCTATATCCAGCAAAGTGCTGAAATTGAAGGTCGTTTACAAGCTCTTCAGAGTTAACCTGCAAACACTCTACTGATACCAAAGTATAGAGGTTATTTACAATCCCTAGAGGTTGAATCTTGCTAGGGCTGAAAACCTCATTTCTAAAGACGATTCGGTCTCTCAGGAAGTTGTCGGGGTTATTCATGAGTTGCTCAAAGTGGGGTAGAGTATCTGAATCCATACCGTATAGGTTGGTTCCCTGCTCAATAACGTCCATATTGATCGTTATACGCAATACGTCGGTATTGTAGAAACCACGGTCGTTCTGAACGCTCACGCCCTGATAAAGGATGGCTTTTGTTACTGGAAGGGTTAGGGGTTGGAACCACCTACGTCCACCATCAAAACTACCGACATCGTAGATTGGGTCTACCTGGGTATTGTTAGCGTCAAATACATACCACTGAACCTTGTTCCCAACAGTACGGACTAGGTCCGAGGTGGTACCTGCGATTATAGATGCCCGCTCATTAGGGATGTTAAAGCGCCCAATTCGGCGTTCTCCACGCATACTAGCTCCTTACCGTAGGTGGACAGTATAGGGGTTAGACTTGTTCCCTGCCCCACTCAACCTTGTTCCAAACCCGCTCATGGTAGTAGTACAGTACGGTTTTTGTTAATACCTCAAACCCTGCAATTGAGGCTGCGGTTATTGGTTTATGGGTAATCAATAAAGACAAGACAAAAGTATCTACTGTACCAACTACTCTCCAAGTAATGGCTTTTACCCCAGACCGCTGTTTTGTTACATTCATAGGCCCATTTCCTTACGCTTCTGAGTAGCGGATATCGCATGTATATCTGCCCCCAGATCTACTTGCTCAATCTTGTATCCAACATCTCTACCATAGACAATGTTAGTAATGTTAGGCATCTTTACGACCATAGCCCCAGACATAGCTGGATCTGCTGAAATATACCCCTTAACCTCATCAAAGCTAAGTGGATCTTTCTCGCTAGTTCCATGCGTATTACGAACACCCAACATTACCTGTTGGGTACGTTCTTTGGCCTCATGGTATAGGGCATGATGTCCTTCGTGCCATGGTTGGTAGCGCCCTAGCATCAAAGTTGTAGGTGCTTTCCAATCATGAAGATTGGATGTAAAGATAATGTTATTTACGTGGGCATTTGCGTCAAAGGTCTCAAACTTGTAGTCAAAGATGGTAGGAGTTTCCCACATCTTATTGGTATCTTCAAAACGACCTTCTTTAATGGTATCCATCCAGACCAGGATATCCGCCTTACCAAATGCCTCACGAGTTGTTTGTGTTGGGCATATAAAGTCGACTACTACATCTAAGCCCTGTCCAGACAATAGGCGGGCCATCTCTCCCATACGGCGGGCATGTTCTTTGCGATCTTCAGGTGTAAAACCAAGATCAGAGTTAACTGTTGATCTAACATAGTCTGCATTAAGGTGAACCGCGTTTATACGACTAGCAAGCTCAGTAGCTAAGGTTGTTTTACCAGATCCAGGCAAACCAATAATCTGAATAATCATTGTTTTGCAGCCCAATCTTCTTCTGTTACGTGTCCTCTAATTACCTCAAGATATGTAGGGCCTTTAGTAAAGTACCAATGATCTGGCTCACAATAAAAGAAGAATACATTGCAAACTAAATTTTTTTCTGGATCCGGAAATTCTTCTCTCCAATGTTCCTGATCATTGCCGTAGGTCATAAGGGCATCGTTTTCTTCTAAAAGGTATGGCTTTCCCTCTACCCAAAGTTCCCATGGAGTTTTTTGAAATACGCAAAAATTTATATGATAGGTACATGCATTATCGTCTTTATGCTTCCAAAGTTTTGCTTCTGATGTTTCATAGATACCCATTAGGCACCAAGAAGGCTTAAGCGTTTCAGATTCAAAATGTTCTTTAGCAAGGTCTGTAAGCATCTCGTGCACCTCGCTTAATACGGGCGTGTTGGCCCACTGATGCCGGCCAAAAGCCTTATCAAAGGTGCCTGAATTTGACCACATGTTCATAGCGTGCTGTTGTAGCTTTTTTAACGTTTCTGGTGGTAGAACTGTTTTAATAATTTCTGGTTCTTTTATATTCATTACCATTTTCCAATCGGACACGTAGCCTCTGCCATTTTGGTCTTTACCTTCATCATGCAGCCACACTTTTTGCATTGAGAGGTAAGTTTAATCAATTCTGGACAAGCTTTACAGATTGAAAATCTCTCGCTTGATTTTTCATCATCAACCCATTCGGTAGCAGGATTTAATACGTCCCAAGGCCGAGTGTCCCCGAGCATTTGTTTATATCTTTGTAACGGGGAAAGCTTTTCATCAGACATTTTCCTGGACCTCACGGTTATAGACGTACTCATAAAGCTCAAAATCTATGCTGTTTAGGTCTAAAAATTTAGCTATGTCTTCATCAGTTAGCTTATCTTTAAGATCTACAGTTGTGTAGGATTGATTATTGTCTTCAACTAAAGAGGCGTTTATATGGGTTAAGCCCCCCTCTAGTTCCTTTACGCTTAGATTTGGGTAGTTTTGGTTAAACCAAGTGATTATTCGGTCAAGAAATACAGGAACTTTATTAGTAGTATTAACAATCTCAAAAGAATCAATATAGCTCTTGACTAAATCAAAGCTTAGATCAACATCTACCAAGTACCACTGCTTAGACCTATTTCTATAATCTACTTCTATATCTGAAGGGATATTTCTAAAGTTATTTGTTTCAGGTTCAGAGCAGATAAACTTAGATTGAATATTTCTATGCGCCGTATAGTAAACATCGTCGAATAGGTAAAACTTTAGTTTATCTTCCATTTTTTCAATAGCAGCGTATTCAGGCCTATTTACCAAAACTCGGTTGTATATATACAAAAAGTTACTGATAGCGCGATCTAAAGGATCTCTTACCAAAGTAGCAACAGTTAAGTTGGGAACCCTTGAAATTGGGTATCTTCCTAGGTGTCCTTGAATAAACGCATATCCCTCATCTACATCCGGATGAGGAGGTGGTGTTGGCGGATACTTTGCTAAACCATTTCTATTTAAAAATCTAGCGATACCAACGCCTATAGTCATACCACCAGTTTTTGGTATGTGTAAGAAGTATAGCGCCTTATGTGTTTCCATTTTATAATTATATCACGTTGAGGTATAGCCGGAGAACCCGCCGCAGCCGTCGTATACGCAAACATTTGGTGGACAGGAAACGAAGGTGGAAGGACACCAGTAGCAGTTACAGGAACAAGTATTTGGGTTACTAGAGCAAGAAGGTACTGGGGTAGGGGTAGGAGTAGGGGTAGGAGTAGGTGTAGGGGTAGGCGTTGGTACTGGCGTAGGTGTAGGGGGAGTATATGTTGTTACGCAGTAACCGATAGTGGGGAGCAATGGAAGAGATCCATTATAAATTTGAAAGTTAACGCATTGCCCAGCAAATTGACTGGCGTAGATATCTACGTAGCTACTTGTTTGGCTATAGCTTAGGTAAACTCCATTAGCAATAATATTTGTAATGGACTCAACAAAATTTCCACCCCACCTAAAATAATTGTTACCATCATTTCCCAAGAAACCGCCAATAGAAGACTGCTGTGTAGGAGTAGGGGTAGGAGTAGGTGTAGGGGTAGGCGTTGGAGTAGGAGTAGGAGTAGGTGTAGGGGTAGGAGTTGGAGTTGGGGTAGGCGTTGGCGTCGGTGTAGAAACCGAAAAGAATGATTTCCAAGTACCGTTTACTTTAACATAAGAGTTAGAGGAACTTTTCCAAGCTCCGTTAACTTTAACGTAAGGCGTAGAGACGGTCTTCCAAGTGCCGCCTACTTTAATACTCTCGGGCATCAGCTATACTGAACCCAAATGTCTCCATCTGCCCCGTCGCTAGCCTGTGGTGCTGAAGTGGAGGCATAGATATTTCTAAGCGCGCCAACAGTTACAGTTGTAGGTGAAGTAACCTTTGTAGCTGTTGTATTAAGAATTATATTTGAATTCTCACGACCAGCGCCATCGCTGGATTCTGGGAAGGTTCTTTTAGACATTATACTAACTGACTTCCAAATGCGTGGAATGTTAAGGAGCTAGATGTACCAGACGCTACATAGACTGTGTCATAAGCGCCAAGGGTTAAGCCAATAGTAAGTGTCTGTGTAGTATTAGCTGTAATAGGCATTTGATAAACAAGTGCATTTGCTGTAGATGCTGCGGCAGGTGAAGAGCCGGTAGCCTTGCATACGTATACTGTAGCTGTTGCTGAAGAACTTGTTGTGTTGCAAATAGCGATAGTAGACATTACGGTCTGAGTAGCCGCAGGTGTGGCATATAGTGTTGCGTTAGATCCTGCAGGTGTAGCTTGACCTAAAATTAGATAGCTTGCGGTGGCCATTATTGCTCCTGTAACTTTGCGGTGTAATGACTAATGTTAACGGCTAGGCGTTCACTAGTCGGGTCTAAACTATGGGCTATTTTGCCTTGTTCACTAGCCAATCCGTATTCCCCCAAATTATACGCTGCTATAGCTAAATAATCATGCGGAAGCGATCCCCAAGCCCAAGGCTCACAAAAGTAGTCTAAAGCCTTATCTTTGGCCTCTAATGCCCTAAGAGCCCACTCTTTGCAGTCTTGCCATTCCCCTTGGGTATAGTAAAGCTCAGCAAGCTTTACTGCGCATTCTCTACGAATGGGGTCTTCTTCGTACCCCTTAGACCACCAAAGTTCGGCATTATCGGCATCACATTCTCCTAGGTATCTGTAGGATGCCGCTCTTTGAGGTTTCCATACAGAGCTTGGCAAAGACAAATGACGCTTAAATTCTTCAGCAGCTTCTTCATATCTTGAATAAAAATAGAGTTCACGCGCATAGTAAAAAGCGCATCTTTCATCGTAATAGTTTTCTTTTGCCGCTTCTTCTAATAGCGGCAGGTATTGCCCCCTAGATTTAGACTCATCTGGGTGGTGCTCTATTTGAAG